ATCTGTGCTGCTTTATTTGCTTCATATTGAGCAAACTCAGCATCATTCATTTCTCGATCAATTATTTCATCAATTGCAAGATCATGAATTCTTACTAAAGGTCTTATTGATTTAGTCATTATTTTACTCCGTAAAGTAGGACTGTTCCACCTGCAAAAGTATTTGTGCCGCCATAATCAAGCACAAGTGAAGTTATGGCAGTATTTGAACGAAAAGCTCCACCAGAGAACATAGGCGCATTCGCTGATGATGAGTTAAGAAAATAACCTGAGACGCTAAAAGGCTTAAAGTTTGTGGATGAAGTGTAATTGTCAATTTGAACTGCCCAAGCATTATCTGCATTTGTGCGAAGAGTAGAGGCATCGCTTAATCGCAATTGGGAACTAGAAGTAGCATTAGCGGCACCAGCTTCAACAAAACTATAAGCGGTTAAATTGTTAACATTGTTTGGCAAAATTCTTACTTGAGCGTTACCTGTATTTCCAGTGACTCCAGTAACAACTAAATATAAAGAAACATAGGTTTGCGGAATAGATGAAAGTGTAGTTGTTGCACCTGATAAAGTTGTTGTGGAAATTAAAGTCAAACCACCTGTGGAAATAGTTGCCCACTCAGGAGCGGTTGCACCAGAATTAACTCTTAATAATTGACCAGCAGTTCCAATTCCAACTCGGGCTTTAGCAGTTGAAGTTGTGTAATAATCAATATCTCCAGCAGTAGTTCCCGGATTTAATGCCTTAACTGTTGTGTCAACAGCTGTTCCAAGCGAACGAATCGCGGATGCGCCATCTTTAACCAACGCCGTATCATCGGGTGTTGGGAAACTATAATTGGTAGTGGTTGCCATTTTATCCTATCCTCATGCGACTATTGTAGCGTACTCCCAAGTCAAACTTGGGTCTATTGTGTTCCAAGCCTCAGTAATTGGCGTGGTATCCCAACGCATCGCCACTTGGCTAAATGCGGTTGGTGAAACATTGATTGTTAAAAACAGCTCATTGAACCGAGTGCTCCATGACCAGCCCTCAACATAACCTTCAAAATCTCCACCTGAGATTTGGGTCGGTAGGTGTTGAATATGAACTGGCATTCCCATGAATACAGCTAGTAAATCATCCCGATCTGCGTTATCTATTTCAGGGTTAGTTATTGGGAAAGTGATCGATTGGAATGCTGGTATTGGGTAAGCTCTTTGATCTATGTATCTATCGGCAATAGCCTGAGCATCCACAGTTCCATGAACCCGAGAGTTAATCGTTTCGGCTTTGTAGCCATATTCGGCAATTGAAGCTGCATCTGTGGCATCAACTTGCTGATTGTAATTGCTTCCATAATTTAGGTATATGTCATTTCTAACATCTGCTGAACGCATGATTGTAGATAAGCCAGCACCTAACGCATGGCGAGCATCTAGTTCAACATAACCATTGTTAAGCAAATAATTCTGCCTATGGTCTGCATCTGCATAACCTATGTTGCCGGCATTGTCTTCATAGATATAACCAAATGCTGAGGTTGCAATATCTGAAACAACATTGTAAATCGTGTCAGTAACATTTGATTGTGAACTCATTGTGTAAAGACCCGGCTGATCTATTTGGCCAAGTCCTAGATTAACTGCATTCGCCCAAGTTTCGGTTGCATTGTAAGTTGCCCATGTTGAAGCTGCTGGCACATCATTCCAAGTTCCAAGTAATACGCTTGAAAGAATCTCGTAGATTTGGTCGCCATCTTCATCTTGCGAAATGTTGTCATTAAAGATTTCTTTAGTTAATCTAGCAAGTGAACCCATAGCCAAAAGTGTGTATTGAACAACTGTGGCTGCTGCACCTGTTTGTAAAACTCCAACTGTTACATCTGTGAGATCTCCACCAAATAATGAAACATAAGATCCAGCTGAGTCTTTAACTTGTAAATCAAAAGAATCGTTAATGTCAAATGGAAGTGTTTGGTTATTTAATGCAACCAAAGTGACTTGCATATAAGAAGGAAGTGGCTGTTGGTAGATATCAGATCGACCTGCTTGGTGTTGGACATCTGAAATGGTTATATCAGTATAATCAACTCCACCGACAGTCAATTTCCAGTCAGGTGTAAATTGTGACATTAATTGACTCTATCTCGTAACGCAGTTACCGATCTAGCTGCTTGGCTATTAAGTTGATTTGCCACAGCTCTAGCAGTTCCCTCAGGATCTATTGCACCTGAAACATTGATAACGATATTTGGATTAGCTGCAAGGGTCTTGCCTTGTTTTTCTAATACTCTAAATTGGGCTTCAAGTGCATCAAATTGCTTTTGAGCAGCTGATCTAGAAATTCCGCCAGTTGCTACTTGGAAAGTTAAATCTGCAAATTTATCTTGAACATTAAGTAATTGATCGGCTAAGTTTTGAAGGCTAGTTGCGCCGACTGCTCCACCAATTAAACCACCACCAACGCCACCACCTGCACCGCCAGTTCCACCACCACCACCACCGCCACCGCCAGTAAATCCACCAGCTGCTAATCCACCTACTTGACCTAAACCACCACCACTAAGCCCACCACTTGAAACTGAACCAACGGCACTTAGTTTTTGTATATCCGCTCCACCTTTAACCAAGTTAATTCCATCAATAACTTTGTTAATTGCAGAAATAATAAAATTCAAAACTGGAGTTATTGCTCCAACGATCTTTCCAAATGCGTCAATAATGGCTGCTGCTGCTTTAACACCAACATCTAACATAAAGCCAAATATCTTTTGAACTATTGGAAATACCACATTGATTAAGATTTGACCAAATTTCTCAAATGATTCTCTGTTTCTCTCGATAGCACCTTGAATTACATCCCAAGCAGCTTTGAATTTATCAACAATCGGTGTGCCATATTCAAATATGTAACCAATCAGTCTTTCAATAATAGGCAATAAAAAGACACCAACAGTTTCTTTTGCTTCATCAAATGCAACTTTTAATCGGTCAATTCTGCCTTGAAAAGTTTCAGCATTACGAGCTGCTGCGCCACCATAAAGATCAGATAATCTTTGTTGAATTTGAGTGAATGATAAAGTGGATAATTCAGTTTTTGATAAACCTAAACCTAATCGACCAAGTGAGGTAGCATTACCATCTTGAGCCTTGCCTAAAGCATTTGTAACAGTTTCTAATTCTTTTCCTGAACCTCGGCTAATATCTAAAGCAAGGGTCAATAACTCTTGAGCTTCAGTTGTGTTCTTAGTAGATACCGCAAGCCTCTGGAATGCCGGCCTTAATTCATCATCGGCTATTCCAACCGCTAAAGCAGTCTTGCTTATGTAATCCTCAGTTGCCTGTATTTGGCCATCTGTTGCGCCTGTGGCAGTCCTTAATGCAGCAGCTAACCTTAACTGTGCCTGCTCATCTTCAATGGCGGATTTGACTCCATCAATGGCTAATTTGCCGGCATAGGCAACGGCAGCAGCAGCAGCTATGGCAAATGCAGCAGCGGCCTTTTTTCCAAACTCTGAAATCTTGCTTGAATTAGTTTCGACTACCTTATCGGCTTCGCCTAATTTCTTTTTAAGATCATCGACATCGGCAAGAATCGAGAGTTTAAGCGTGCGATTACCAGTAGCCATTAGACCCATTCCTTAATAATGCGATCAAAACTTTGTTCCCACTTGTTAATTAATTCAGGCTGAATTCTGCGAAGGGTTGGATAAATGAACCATCCGCGAGATCCACGACCTTGCCTTCCAGAATATGTAGGGAACTGTTTGAATTTATTTGAACCAAACTCAACGCCACCCCATAAGGTTTGTGTAGTAGCACCACCTGAAAATTTTTGGCGTGCGAACCCATAACTGAATTCGCCGATCTTACTTGATTTAGAGATGCTAACGCCATCCGCGACTCTTTGCGCAACCTTGCCAGATTTTGTTCTAGTTGCAGCTGCTTGTTTAATTTCCTGAGATGCAAAATACGCCAAAGCAGCAGATTGACGGCGTGCTTCCTCTGTTGCTTGGTCATCCATAAGTTTGAAAGCCTTGTAGATATCGCGCAGATCTTTTTTGTTATAGGCGATTGTTTCACTTGCCATTCCTCTGCTCCAATATCTCTATCGCTGTGTATATGTCGTCTGCATCAACCCATTCACTCATTGGAATCTGTGTGGCTATTGCCAACTGAATCAATAAACGATTTAGGCTTCCTGCTGGATGGCTTTTGGGTTTGCATCACCGACTATTACATCTGCAACAGTTTCGCTCCATACATCATAAGATTTGACTGGCTTTCCGGCAGCTTCTCTTTTGTGTGCATGATAGGCCAAAAACATTAAATCAGATATGCCCATTTTTTCTTGGGCTTGGCTGATTGTAACGCCTCGATCTCTTTCCCATTTTGCCCACTCAGGCGGTTGGGCTACATAAGTGGCTTGCTCGCCTGAGGTGTATTCAATTGTGATTGGTAGTTTCATTAGTTGCTCCCGTTTTGTTTATTAACTAAATGACTCTGCTGGCACTCCAATAACTTGGAATGTTAAAGATACAGTCTGTGCATCATTTCCTGCACCACCGGCTGATGGCCATGATGGTAGCACTTGGAATGTAAATACTGCGCCTGATGCAGCTGTGAATACTGTGCTGATTCCTGTGTTTGGAGCTGACTCTGTAACGCCCCATAGAATCTCACATAGAGATCCTGAAACTCCCCAGTCTGCCAACATTTCAACAGCTAGTGTGAAATCATTATCGATTACTTTGTAAGCTTTGCCATCTAAAGTTTCGTATGTTTGGCGGTTGGTAGTTCCGGTTAGGACTGCGCTTGTTGCTTGAGCATCGAAAGTGTTACCACCGATTGTGAAGGTAACATCTCTGCCCGTAATTACTGTGGTAGGCACTTTGACTCCTTAGATTGTTTGTTCGTAGTGAAACTCTTATATCAGAAATCAACATTGTTGATGCTCCAATAGTGGTTACAGTTGGTCTTTCGACCTCTCCGACAATATATCCATTTGGGATAACTGCCAGAATGCTCATGATTAATTGCTCGATATTATCGAGTGATGCAGGATTACTATTGTAGGCAACCACAGCTGTAATGGTCATATTAATTCTAGTTCTTATTCGGCTTTTGCCAATTGTTTCAATTTCTAAATATGGTGAATCAGGCACAACTACAACGGCAGGTGGAATGACTGACTCTGGCACATAAGCATAAACATTTCCAGCCACGCCTGCTAATGCAGTTGCAAGTGGTTGTCTAACGGATGAAAGAATTGTGGATGGTGGCATTATTGACAAATACCTTCAACATCTACATAAGGCCCGAGAATTCCAATTACGCGTGAATATAAACTGCGACCCATTCTGTAAGGAGTAGCTGTAAAATCAACGCCTTCAATTTGTCCACCTGCTGCCACTCTTGATTGGAATACTTCAACCGAGATTGCAAAAACTGCTGATCTAACTGATTGATTTCCAACATAAGTTGATGCGCCTGTTAGTGTGGCAGTTCCGCTTGGAATAACATTTGCTT